GTTGCATTTTCAACGCAATTCTGAAGAGTAAGCTGTTCCGGATTGGTAGGGTCGTAGGACACATCGGATAATGTAATGGTTCCACCGTCTGCGGAAGCGAACTCGAAAATGTCGATGTCTACACCAAACTCCGAAACATCAACTGTCTTACGAGTGATGCCGGATAATGAGTATTTGCCGGCACCGAGAATCTTCGATGTCGCACCTAAAGTAACCTTCATAAACGCGCCAGATAATGTAGTGGCTCGATCTCCCATAATTTAATTCCTCCTTGTTATTTCGGGAATTAAAAAAGCCCCGAAAGTATTGATTAGTTTTTCTGTAACTAAAATACTTGACGGGGCTTTCGCGCGGCCAACTTACCAAAGTATGCGTCTTGTTAAAGAGGGATACTCCAGCGTTTATTTTACTTTGAGATTATCCTACTCTATCCCGATGAAATCTTCAAGTAAATTTATCAACATCTTGCAAACTCGAATTATTATTTGGCATAGCTTACGGGTATCGTCATTTACCGCCATCCACAAAATCCCCCTTGTTGGAATCATAATGGTCTATGGCAGGGTCTATGGGGTTATCTATTTTAAGGGCTTGGTTGATTGCCTGTTTGTTCTTGACGGCACGATACAGGCGATTTGTTGCTGTATTTACAACTAGGGTCGCGAGATGCCCAGCGGGAACCGAAGTATCAACAAATATTTTATATCCAGCAGCTTTGGCCTTCTGACAGAAATAAATATCTTCTCCAATGATTTGTCCAGATGGTTGTTTAATGGACTGGAACCACGGATATGGCAGCTTCCGGAATACATCCATATTGAACATCATACAGCCGCCACCAGTTGCATCACATTCGACCAAGCTATCTGGCTCCCATTCATCTACGCTTTCATATCCATCTGTATTTGCATCAATAGGGACTTTACGCAAAATCAAACTATCAAATGGCATATAGCGACGATGGACAAGTGCGCCAACTATCGGTAAATTATGAGATAATAGCTGTGTGATTGTCTTGGGATGATAAACCTGATCAACGTCTAATTGGATTCCATGAGTACATCCTTGTGCAAGAGCGGTTTCGATCAGATTGTTACGCAGGTCTACAATATTGCCATTATCGGCGTGGATGTAGGTAAAGTTTGGCCGCTCCATCTCGACAAAGGAATGGAAAAATGATGCCGGAACCATTGGGAAAGAAAGTGGAACCATTATTGCTAATTTTAAATTACTTATTTGCATATTAACTTAATTTCCTTTCTTGCATGAATTGTATTAAAGAATTGACATCCCCACTTTGCAATATGGGAATAGCGTCGTATATTGTTTCTTCAGACCAATTCCACCATGTAACAAATGGACTTATTTTAAACTTGATATGCTTCGCTGGATTACCGGCTACGATTGAATATGGCTGGACATTACTTGCCACTACTGATCCCGCTCCAATCACAGCGCCATCGCCAATCGTGACTCCAGATAATATTGTTACCCCATGCCCAATCCAAACATCGTTACCAATAGTGACATCGCCCTTCGATACTCGATATTTACCGGGTATTTCGGGATGGAAATGAGAGAAGGGGTAAGTGGTTAACCAATCCAACCGATGCTCGCCACCGAGAAATATTGATAGATTCTGGCCTATGCTACAATACTTACCAATTAAGAGGCTGGCTTCATCGGAGAAGTACAGTGTCATGTTCTCAATTCCGTAAGTATGGTCGCCTATGGATTTAGTTTTGGTAGGGATGGAATTAATATCCTGTCGTTGCCAGAAATCGAATCCCCATTTTTCGGCCAAATGGGCATCGTTACGTTTGCAGATTTCAGCATATTTTAGTTGCCCTTCTGATTCCATAGCGGTGAATGTTTTAGACCCCTCATGGTGAACGTAGCAGTCCTTGGCGATGCCTATTTTATAACCAGCTTGACGAGCGCGATAGCAGAAGTCAATCTCCTCGCCTGAACATGGCCAGAGTGATTCATCGAATTTTCCAATCTCATCGTAGAGGGATCGCTTAAACGCCATGCAAAACCCGATCACGAAATTGACTTCCTGTGATTGACCGGAGTGTTTAGTCTGCCAGTCGGAAGCAGAAGAATTTAACTCATCCTCGTTGGTATAGGTAGAAATAGAGACCTGCTGGAGTCCGGCACAGTAATTGGTTACTGGTCCTACAATATCGAATTTATTTAACTGAGACATAAGAAGAGATAGCCAATTTTGTGTAACGATGACATCATTGTTGAGAAGAACTATTACATCTCCGAGCGATGCTTTTATCCCTTGGTTAACTGCAACCGGAAAACCAAGATTGGTTTTGTTTCGGATAATGATCGGAAAATAGATTTTTCCTTCTCTACAACTAAAATTAACAGGTACTGGCGGATTGCTACCATTATCGATTATTATTATTTCAAAATCACCTATTGTGTTATTGATAATTGATCGGATACAGTCTTTGGTTATTTCTAAATTATTGTAAACGGGGACTATGATACTTACCACTATTCACCTTCGCTTTCTGGTTGAATCGATTGATCCAACCCTTCCTGAACCGCATCCCACTGCATCATAGCTTCAAATGCTTCATCTGGGATACGTTGCATTCCTTGTTGCATGATACGTTCCGGATCTCCCATTTGGGTAGCGTCAATCCAAGTCCATTTAATCCATTCTTCGCGTGTAATTTCCCTAAGTTTCTTCTCCAATTATTCATTCCTTTCTGTTGTTAGTTTTTACTTACTTTAATTTCAAAATCATTCGCCCAAAACCTAACTCCCACAGACGCATCACCAACCATCACATCGTCTTTAAATGTGACTAAATTACTATGTCGCATCCAGACTAATTTAAATCCGGTGATGGTAAGTGAACATTCATCGTATAGGGAGAGTAAGTCTTTTTGAATTGTGGTCATCTCAACCGAACCAGCCGATAATGCAGAATAGGTTGAGAATTGCACAATCGAATCCCAATAGGATTCCGTAAATGTACGATCCGGGGAACTGGTTACTATAGATATTAACGTATATGGGAGCTGCCAATCGGATTCAGCAAAGTCAAGAGCTAGGCGACCACCGATGTCGGATAGGAATGCTGATCCTGTTGCTTTGGATATAAGTGCGGTTAGGAGAGAGTTATCTTCCATTAAGGTAATACCTCAACATCATTATTTTTAATTTCATTTCCCCATATATCCCAACCAATACTTTTTTGCCTTGCGAATAATTCGATACGAAGAAGATCGCCAAATAATAATTCAATATTTTTTCTTACTTTATTTGGTTTTTGCTATGTTTAGTTCGCTCTTCTTCAACTTTTTGGTAAATATTGTTTACTTTTTTATATTTTAACATGCCACCTTTGGTTCCTAGTAAGCATAATTCATAATTCTTCATTGTCCATGCGCCCAAGTTGGCAACTGTTTTTCCGGTTGCTGTTTTCTTTTCCCAGACAAAGGCAATTGTAATATATTTGAATCCCCATGCTTCAATGGTTTCAATAGCCTCTTTTATGTGAGCATCGGTTGACCACATAAATAACGCACAATCATCAGCAGAAATGTCCTTAACTGGAAGTTTTTTTTATCCAATCTTTTTTTTGAGTTTCATAATGCTTATCCATTGAAGTAAAACGGACACCATTGTATGTTTGTAATTCTTTACTACTAAAATGCCAAGGAGGATCAGCATAAATAATCTGGTATTTTTTATCTGATATTATTTCCGAGAAATTACCACTAAACACTTTGTTTTCCATTACACCACCAATTCCTTTACCAGTATTTCAATCTCCCGATGCCGCATTTCGATATCCCGAATGCTTACTATATTGAATTTCTGATTACCGAATGTAATCCTCCAGGCTGGCTTTAGAACTGATCTATATCGAATATTAATCCGGTGAGTTGCTATGGATGAGTTCTGCCCAGCTCGTAATATTTCAGTTGCAGAGATCGGACGAATGGCAGCGGAGATGGTTGTGTTGGCTGGGAGTACTGATACCCAAACTTTCGGCCAACCTCCCTGACCATCAGATACTTTGGTTTCGGCTTCCAATCCGATTCGTTTATTGTATTGTCCGGTACGAGTTGCCATTACATCATCACCTTAAATTGACATTCTTGATTCCAACCACTGACCATTTCCAATACACAAGTTTGCACCCTGCTACCCTTAAATACACTCCTTGGTAAATGAGTGATTGACTTTAAGCCATAATCAATAATCTTTTTTGTCCGTCTCTCGGAGTTTATTATCGTCAACCACGGCATTAACGTTATTATAACTGGACTCATTTCCATACATTTAAAAAGAATCTTATATCCCATATCCATTGGCGTAAAAGGAGGATTCATAACAACGGCATCATAATTACCAGATGTTTGCCAAAAGTCAATAGGCGCAGTAACATTATAAAAACTTAATTCTTTAACAATATTTCCCTGTCCCGGCGTTGGCTCCAAAACAGAAGCGACCCCTACTGGTAGCAATCCCACCATGTATTTACAAATCGGCATTGGTGTTTGAAAATCCATTAAAATTCCTCGTTGATCATATTATTAAACAAAAGCGTTCCGATGGTCTTGTTTGGAATATACGCTTGCGCGCCGGAAACCGATAACTCCTGTGTTGATCTGTTTTCGTATAAATCAGTGGCTATCATTTTTATTGCCGTTAGAATAGTTGATGGAACTAAAGTCGCCGAAACCCAGCCGCAAACAAACCTAATTGTTATTGGATTGCTGGGGTACAGAGCAGTCGTCGGCCACACACCGGAATACGGTAATAAAATACGACCCGGCTTGGCTTCGTTAAGCTCGACTAGATAATCAGTACCGTCGACCAATGTATATTCTGTTCCTGCGGTATCTTTATATTTAATCGATGTTACGGATTGCAAGTTTCCGAATGGGAGCCGAATCGCTTTATCCCGTGGCCAACTGTTTAAATAGTATTCCCAAGTTGATGTCAATAATTTACGCCGAGTCCGGTCTTCAGTAATACTAATCGCTGCTGATTTAATGGTTTCGAGCAGGCTATCTTCTGCGTTGGTGGCTGCATTGACCAATATTGACGTACCAAAATCACACGCAGCCAATAATACTTTCGATGCGGTTCGGATATATGCTTTCGATCCTAAATACTGTTTTTTATAATCGGAATTATCATTTCCAGTGTTAACCGTAGCAAACGTGCCACCAACCCAATTTGTATATGGACCAGCCAACGCATCGGCTTCTTGGATTATAGTGTCGTTAGTTCCAGTTGCGCCATTGGTTCCACAGGACAGGATTACTTCGGCTTGGCTCCCGAGAATGTAAATTCCCGTGCCAACATGCGTCGTGTATTCGTTAGCTATAGCGTGTGAGGCAAAGGGCAGTGATTGGGCAAGGGTAAGGTTGGAATCTAAACTCTCGCTATCAACTCTTAAATGTTGTTTCAGCTCTCCAATGGTTATGGGAGATAATGTCGCAGGAGTTATGCATTTTACATTCATTATTTCTTCCCCTTCTTGTTCTTACGTTTCAATCGTTTCTGTTTCTTCGCTTCTTCTCGTAATTTAACCGTTGATGTTTTCATCCAATTCCTCATAACACAGGTCGGGGATAATTTCAACATTATTTTATATTGTCTAAATTATCTAAATTGGTTTTCGGTTTCCAAGCCAGTAAATCTCTGATCTTGTCAGTCGGTACATTGGGGTTAAGTATTGCAATAATCTTTAATATACCAGTTATGATTGTTGGCATCGCTGCAATTACTATTGAATACTTAGACAAAGCCATATTCACCCAATCATTGCTTAAAACATCCATTATAACCTATCTCCTATATATTTTTTTTGGAAAGAAGAGTAACCAGCAATTACCACACCCCAATACATTGGATATCGGATTCCTGTAGTTTTCCCCCGAACCATCATGGCTTCTAAAAATAAATCATTGGCTTCCATAAAAGCCAAACCGGAATCAATCCTGTACCCAAAATCATGCAAAACCGCTTCATAATGCGCCCTGTTCCCCCACGCTTCAAATATAAACGGAATTCTTGGAACTGAAGCCAGATCGGTTTGGAACAAAACAGGGACTTCGATAATTTTATCTAATACCTTGCTTTGGTAAATTAAAGGAGCCGTAAGAACCCATATGTTTTCAGAATCCTCCCTGCTCTCAATTTTTAATGTTGATAAAAACTTAGACTCTGTAATCATTACGCTGCCTCAATAACCGAAATTAGGGTTTCCAAGATATCAATAACATCTTGATTGACTGTCCCGACTTTAATATCAGGAATCGAAATAAACGCTGACATTGCAGCTAATATTTCTTTGTTTTGGTAAGTAGTCGCAATTTTGTTCATCGTATTTAAAAATAACTCATTGGTAAGCTTACCACCTTTAGCCATTACCAGCGCTGCTTTTAAAAACACAAGAATCTCCAATGCTTTGGTTTTGTTATTAGATACAATTAAAGTAGCTGCTATCCGGGCCAAAGACTTTACAGATGGTTGCTTCCACAAACCCAAAAACCATTGCTTAATTTTTTCAAACATGTTTCATACCTCCCCATCCCAAAATATAGATTAATATTAATTAAGTGTATCCCCGTACCAATACTCATAAATCTTATCTAACAATTCTTCCATTGCTTACCTCCTACTATCCCGATAGGATTTTTTAACATTTGTAAAGCGGTGTGTGTTTCTTGAATATAAAAATGCATTGTGCTTATGAAGCGTTGTTCAGGGGTTAATGTTTCTCCAAGTGCTGTATTAAAATGATTACTGTATTCCGTATATTTTTCAAATTCTTCGTCACTAAGTTGGAGAATAATTTCTTTCATTTACTATCCTTTACTATCCTTTCTTAAAATCGGCTCTTTTCTCCCATTCCACCCGTAACTATATCCATGGTCAAGTGCTAATTGTCTAAGACGGGAATTTTCTTTTCTTAATATGTCATTCTCCTCGACAAGCTTACTCTCCCGAAATGGACATCCAAAACATGGTAAGAAAAAACACATATATTATCCACCAACTAACATTTCATAAATTGTTTCAGGACGTTCTTTTTTACCATCATCAGTACCGTCAGCATCACCGTGAAGATCAGTCCAATATTTAGATAAGGTGGTTTTGGTTTTGCCGTTTGTATATTTTAATTCATCCGCTGCTCCCTGAAAATCACCAATGTTTATATTATGGACAAATGTTGGGAACTTATGACTTACTTTCCCCCGTCCCATGTTGAACATTACATCCAAAAGTGCAGTTTGGCGGTTTTCGGAAAAAGAATCAAAATCAGGGAAAAGATCGTGGCAATCTTTTGTGGCGTGGGCAATCGAAATATCAAGAAGTCGATTAATCATAGCATCGGTAATTTGCCCGTGTTCTTTTAAATAGCCTGCAATATCCTTGGGTAGGGGGTTGTCATCAAAATTCCACCCAACCCCAATAGTGCTTTTTTTGGCACTACATTTATATGGCTTGTTTTTTCTTCCTTCGTGGAAAGTTAGTAATTCTCGAATGTTCATCTACTGGCCTCACAATTCGTATTTTTAATTCGTTCTTGACATAGCGCTAATTGTACTGCTAACCCAGTTTCTAATTTCCCTGTTCGCCCATTAGCAATTCTAACCTGGTCAGCTAACCTATCAATGCTGTTTACAATTCCCCTTGTTGTGGCTTGAACTTCTTCTCTATTCTTTTCTGTGACTTGGGCTAAGTCGCGACCGTGTTGTTCGGTAACTATTGATAGCTTATCCGCTGTTTCTTTTACTGCGATGGCGGTGTCTTTAATCCACTTATTTAGAAAGTAGCCCGTGATTGATAACGAGGTTACAACAACGCCTCCGTTCAGAAATACATTGATTAGGTTTATGTCAGTGTTTATTGCCACCTTGATGTGTTCCTCCAGTTTAGTATTTATTATTTTATCGCAAACAATATATGGACAAAATTCTATGCTAAATATCCACCGGCAGTGATTGGGATATATTCTGTGGTAACTTTACAAACTGTAGCAGCATCTGCCGCCCCACCAGCTATTGTTAATTGGATTTTCTTGGTTGCCGTGAGTAAAATAGCTCCAACCCAAGACAATTGGGCAGAAGATGTTAGATTAACTTTGGCTCCGCTTACAGCACTGATAATTACTTGCGGGGTGGCATCATTAGTTTGAATTGAAATTGATGTTATATTAATATCATCAGAAACATTAACAGCCGGAAGCGCAAAAACCAAACGAGTAAGTAAGATATCTTGGGTAGTCCCGGTAAATAAATCATAGGTATTGGCAGCTTGTTGAAGATTGATAGTGGTAGACTTAAGCGTTGAAACTATCCCCTTGGCTACCCAAGTTGTGCCATTGGGGCTTTCATAATTAATCCCGGTATCGTATGCCCAATAAGTCGACCCAGAGGGAAATCCAGAAGCCGGTTTACTAGCATCCAGACCAATAAAGTTTTTAATTGCGCCTATCATTTCGTAAGCCATTTTAAGATCCTCGTTGGGAGAGGATTTCTCCCCTCCCTTGGGTTAAGGGTTAAATACTCAAGTTAGATCAAACTTTCAACATAAGCGCCATCTGACAGCGGGAACCACAAGCAGGTTGCTTTAGACGTTCCGCTGGTCTGTGCCACCGCATCTCCAGTTACATAAATAACACCGGCACCGCCCTCTGATCCAATATCAACTGGATTGGTTTTAAGCGATACAACTGGATTTGCAGATTCCAAAGCACCAGTTGCTAACGCATCACCAAGAACAGCAACACGTTTACCTACTGCTAACGAGGTTAATGCGCCAGATGCAGCACAAAGATCAACAGCAGCAATCGCGGGTGTGCTGGAGTCGTAACCGAATTTAATTGTAGTGGCATCCGCCGACCAAATAGTTATTGCTTCAATTCCAAGGTACATAATCCGTACCCTGCCGGAAACCGTGAAAAGCGATTTCTGCGCCACAACAATATATGTGGCATTGGCAAATATTGAGGTTTCGGTTCTCATGCCGCCGACTATATTCCCAATCATCTGCATTGTAGATTGACTGTAATTCATTATTCAAGTCCTCCTTTATCAGCGCCGGAAAATTTACTCTTAACAACCGGGGCTGCTTTAAGTTTAGCAATCGCTTTTTCAACGGCTTCATCAACTGCTGGCTGGATTAACTCCTTGGCAATCTTTGTCGCAATTTCAGTAGCAATCGCATTAACTTGTTCAATATCTTCTCTTAACATTTTAAATCCTCCAGTTAAAAGTAATTATACAACTGCCATTGAGGTAAGGTTGCTATCCTGGAACCGGCCACCAGATAAAATCGCCATTGCGCAGCCAACGCTTGCAGCACCGGGGTCAGCAATACACAACCGGAAACCAATATGATTGGCGAGTAACATAGACGCTTTGATTTCGATTATGTAGCAGGCCGGGGTGGTAGTAGCTACAGGGATTAATCCAGCAGCAGCGGTTGTCGTCCAAGTACGGTCGCCATGAACATCGCCATTGGCAAGGATCGAACTGGTTTCGTAACGATAATACGGGAACATGATCGCAGTGGCTACCGTGGGGACTACATCAGAACAGGACTCAATAGTTACTACAGCCGCAGCCTTGGGGACTCCCCAGGAAATAATGATTGTGGCGAGATCGAAATTTTTCATCAGGACGATCAAGGGACTTTTAGCACCGGCCAAACCATCGATGTCAATGGGAGTGTAAAGATTCGGGACAATGTGAATGTTTTCAAGTTTTGCTTTCATTTTAAAATCTCCTTTTTAGGGTGAGCTAAAGGGGAGAATCGCTCTCCCCTGTGAAATATTAATACTACTTATCTATTATATCGCGTTTAAAAATTAATAACTTAGCGAGCAGCCAAACCAACGAAGTGACTTAAAGTAGGTGTTCCCTTATAAGGGGTAAGAGGAGTTGCTCTTAAAGGTTGCCCGTCGAGCCGGATCACAAATTTCAGAACTTGCTCATCTTGGAGGAATCGAACGTGGACCGAGGTATCCATTCTCATGCCACCTTTCTGAGCCAGAATATAACCATTCATATCAGCCAGAACGATATCGCCCAAATCACCCAGCGCACTTGCCTGTTCAATTGGAATAACCGGACGACCAAGCAGGGTTCCGTAAGGTGCGCCGCTCAGACCACCGGCAGGAACATACACAAGCTGGCCACCAGTTCCAACTGCAATACTCATGGTATAAAGCTGGGGCAAGCACATCTGGTTAATGTACCAGGCAGCATTCGGGAAGCTGGATGCGAAAATCCGGCTGGACATATTGATTACGTTTTGAGCTGTAATTGTATCAGCAGCCTGCCCACCTTCTTTTGCCTGTGAAACCAAGGCACCAGAGTTCAGGATTCCCAGAGCTTCGCCAACGCCGGTCCCACGGAAGATAAGATCATCGATCATAAATGCGGCTTCGGAAGGGAACATGGAAGTAACGTATCCAGCCAAGGCTGCAGCATCCTGGATCAATTCCTCTGTCAGATAAATCAACCCAATATGCTTATGGAGATTCAGCTCAATCTTTCGCAGTTTGGGCTTGGACTTGGTGGCTTCATCGGCTTCGTCAGCTTTATAGAATGTAATTCCACCCTGACGACTGCCGGTTGCTCGACTGGTCTCATCAACGCCGTTAATTTTGATAGAATTGGCATTGGCGGAAATCGGTTGCTGGCGACATTTGGGTGCCAAGATCGCCGTGGCCTCGGTTGCCATTAACAGACCGGGTACGAAATCCTGCTGAATCGCAAATCCGCCATCAGACGGTACGGTCTCATTCATTCCGGAGGCTGCTGCGTTGAACAACCGGGGGTCAATCGAACCACCCTGACGACCGGCATTAATAACAGCCATAAGGTTTTCGCCAAGGGAATTAAATTTATCCTTTCGGTCAATCATCTGGATTCGGCTATCAGAAGTAGTATCTTGCTGGGTCTGGCGAGTCTGGGGAGCTTCCAGAGATTCGGCAATCCGCGCCTGACGGTCCAATACGTTTACGTTGGCTTTGATGGATTCAACTTCGTCCAATATTTCGTTTTTCAGGGTGATTTCGGCTTCAAAGAGGTTTCGACCTTCAGTATTGGCCTTAGCATCGATGTCGCCTACTTTCTTCATAAGGTTCTTAATGTCCTCACGATATTGAGTTACGGTTTTCATAATATTTTCTCCTTAATAGTTATAAATAGTTATAATTGTTAATTAATGTGTTGATGGGGCTATGATTTCAGCCTGTATCAACAATTCCGCAGTCCGGTCTTTCTTTTTTACAGGCAATAGCACATCTTCCTGATGTGTATCAACCAGCGGAATATCAACAAGCGACAAGGATGAATCAACAACGCCCGGTTGTAGTAGAACATCTTCCTGATGTGCTACGTCCTCCTTTTCTTTTTGATATCCCTTCATAAGAATTTCCTTAGCCTCTCTATTGCTCATTCCTGTATCTCGTAAAGCCTTTTCAATAGCCCGTTTTGATTCTTTTGTATTACGAGCAACCAAAGATTCAGGAACTTTCATAAAAATAGATAAATCGTAGTTACCTTCTACTGGTTCACCATTGTAAATTCTATCAACCATCCCAATTTCTTTGGCTTCGGTAGCAGTAAACCATGTTTCTGCATCCATATAGGCCAAGAAATCATCTTTTGTCTTCTTCTTACATTTCGCACAATAGTCATTAGCAATTGATTCATTCAATTTTTCATGCAACGTGGTTTCTTTAGTAATATCGGAAATAAGCTCGTTAAGGTCGCCTAAATTAAAGTATCCAATTATATCTATGAAAGACATTGCGTTGTGGATCATTATAAAACCACCATCGACAATTTCGATCTCATCACACCCCATTAGTATAAACGAGGCCGCTGACGCAGCAAGTCCATCAACATGACCAATTACTTTTGCTTTATGTTGTTGGATACAGGTTTTAATAGCACGGGCTGCAAACACATCGCCGCCACCGGAATCAATACGGAGATGAATAATGTCTGCGTTGATATTATTAAAATCTTTTATGAACTCCAGATGATCAACCCCAAAATATCCGCCAATGTCACCATATAGGTAGCAAGTTGGTTCTTCTTTAGATTTATTGGACGCATTCCCTTTATTATGTATAGGACGAACTGACGTTTTCCGAGAAATTATCATTTAAAGTTTCCTCCTTTTAAGATATTCTTCCACAACATACATTCATTAATTCGTGTTTACTTTGTGATATAAATATTTTAGCTGCTTTTTGAGATAAACCTCTTGCACGTAATGCTTTTTCAAGATGCCTAACAGAGAATACCTCATCGTTTTTAACATCCATATTCCAAAGGTGAATAGAATCAATATTGTGTATAGAATAATTAATTCCCAAATTCTTCATATTGCATATGAACATTTTTATAATAGGATTATTTCCTTTGTACCATTCATTAGGTGGATTATCGAAAATCTTTAGTCTATCGAAGACTTCTTTAAGGCACCGATGTATTTCTTTCTCTTGCTTAAGATTACCATCGACTGTAAACATTATATCGATTTCGCAAGGATTACCAGTTTGCAAAGCATTCCTTCTTTTTTCAACACCTCCCGACGTGTATCCAATTTTAATATATTCTCCATCTAAGATAGATAAACAATAAATCATCTAACGTCATCCCCTCTACTGATTAACATTGTTATTGTCCTCCTTTTTCGATGGTGCCTGTGGAGATTTTTTCATCATATCCAGGTATTCACTCATTCGATTTAATGGAATCATATTTAAAGGGACGAACCTTTCGTCACCACCTGGAACCTGATCAAAACCTTCTTTATCGGCTATTTCATTGGGGCTGATCGCACCTATTCCAAACATGATGCGATAATACTCAGCCCGATCTTTTTGGTTTCCACGCAAAAGCCCATCGAGATTGTGTCGGAAGTATAATCCTTGTTTGAGTACTTGGGGTTTGGTGAGTAATTGTAAATCGTAATTCTGCTCTAATTTAATACATACAGGGAGGATTGAATCGGTTACGAACGATATTTGCTCTGATTCGATATTGTTATTGGATGCCCCGGTTAAATCCTTGAGTTTATGCGGAGGCAGATGGAACCAACGCGCGATCTCGGGGATCTGGAATGCTCTGCTGCTGAGGAACTGAGCGTCTTCTGCGGGAATCCCTAGCTTCTGGAATTGCATTCCTTCTTGGAGCAATAGGATTCGCTGAGCATTGGATAAACCGGTATAAATTTCCTCAAAGGCTTCTCGGTATGCTTTAGGATCGGCCAATGTAGTCGGATGGGTTATTATGCCACCAGGATGGGTTCCTTGATAGAAAAAAGATGACCCGAAGGTCTCCATAGCCATGCTGAGATTGATTGATTTACGCGCCATTGCGATTATGGAATAACCCATATAGCCATCGAATCCTAAACCGGGAACATGGAGAATTTTATCGCGAGTAAATGGAACTCTTTGCGAACCAACAGTAATGTAATAAATTAACTTTCCACCCTCCATTTTTATTTCTACGCGATTCGGAGTTATCGGCCAAAGCTCGACAATTTCCCCCATGCCGTTATAAACCTTTTCAGCATAAGCGTTTCCCCACGACATTAAATGAGCCGCCATTACCCCGCGACCATTTTCAGCGGTCATTAAAGGGTTAAATCGACTATGAAGAACGTGATAAAGTGGATTATCGGATGCTTTTTTGGTCTTGGTTCCGTCCGGGTATGTTAAATGGAGTGGGAGCGTGGAAATTGTATTGGCGTAGATATGGATAGCATCCCAGACAGCGGAATAGTTAAGCGCAGTGTATTCGTTTACGTTTTCGCCAGTGGTGGATTGGCCACCAAGGTTCCATAGAGATGGAGACCAGGCTTTCTCGTCGGATATCGAAAGGTTAAGGAATTTGGCTAATTTTCGCGGTATGCGCATTAGATAACCATAAAACTACCCAGATTTATTTTATTTTCTTAATCTATGGTCAGTTTCTATGGTTAATCTATGGTTAATTGAACGTGAATTTACTTATTTTGTGTAATAATAATGGAAATCAATAGGTAAGTCAAGGGGAAATGTTGGGAAATTGGAACGGGTGTTCTATGAATGAATTTTGGGATATGAGGTATGGGTTACAGTACGCCGCTTTACCGGTCTGCGGCGGGCTTGCGTTGCGCCCCCGCGACCTAGCGGCTACGTATAAACCATCACTCATCTAACCCGATACCATAGATCGGCTCTAGTCCGTAAGATTGTATAGAATTGTTAATCTTAATTATTCGTTTAATATCGCAATAGTCCACGCTTGAATCCATTAGCCACTCATCAACATATTCATACCCTACACGAAACCCCGATCTCGCCCACCAGTCTATTCGTTTTTGGTCTCTATCGACGTTACTCATTCTACCTGTCCCAACAACATAGCTTTTATCTGGTCCTTTGATTTGTTGTCGTAAATACTCCTCCTTTTCACATCTTCCAGTATTCCACACGCCATTACTGTCGACGTAATCCCATCCACCCTCGATATCGACTTCTTTTTCGATACTTTCCTGTATCCATCCTCATCCTCAGACATTACAGCATTAGCAGCGTTCCAAGTTAAACACGGATTGCCTTCATGTCGAAAGAGTTTCTCGATCAGCATATACTCAAACTTATCAATCGCCGGCCCCATCGATCTAGCTTCCTGACCAAATGGCATCATGCGAATATCGCCATGTCCCTTGAAGATCCACTTCTTATTTTCCCGATCCCAGTCACCAATATTTAATTCAATCCCAGCTTTATCCGCAAATTCCATTAAATCCTTCATGCGAGACCGGTCGTAGGCGATTCCTTGGAGATGA